GTCGATGCTGATGTTCTTAAAACTGGACAGATCTCCGGCCAAACCCACCAGAGTCTTGCTCATTTCTTCCGCCTGTGCGGTGTTGAGTCCCAAGCTGGTGGCCATGTCCCCATAGGTAGCAGCCATATCCAGGGCAGTGCCCCTGGCGATGCCATAGCGTTCCAGGGTGGTATCGCTCCAGTTCTTAACGCCTTCCGCGTTATCCTTAAAGGCCACTTCCACCTTGTTCAGGGCTTCATTGGTATCCGAGGCCAGTTGCACCGCGGCGGTTCCGGCGGCTGCAAGCGGTGCGGTAACCGCCAGGGACAATCCTTGCCCGGCGCTGGTGATACTGCTGCCCGCCGCTTTTAATTTCTGGCTGGCTTCCTCGGCCCTTTTAGAGAGCATAGTCCAGGCGGAAGCTTGCAGTTCCAGTTCCTTGACCGTCTTTTTTAGGGAGTGTTCCATATTGGCCAGAACCTTTTCGGCCTGCAGCATTTTGATCCGCAGTTTTTCCACTGCGACCGCATCCTGCTCGGTACTGCCCGCCGCTTTGTCATAAGCATCTTTTAAGGCGGCAACTTTTTGCCTTTGTATCTCAACCTGCTTGTTTAAGTATTCAACTTTTAATTTAAGTTGGTCGGCGGCGCTGCCCATATCGCCCATCTTGGCGGCGGCCGCCTGAAACTCCGCCCTGGCCAGCTTAAGCGACTGATCCAATTCTTTCATGCCCTGATTAAAGCCGGTGTTGTCCAGGCCGACTTTGACCAGCAGTTCACCGATGGTATCCGCCAACTATTCTCACCCCCTCACCAAATATCATCAATGTACCCGCTAGGATTGTTTTCAGCTTCGTTAACTACAGAGCCAACAATGAGCAGATCCCAGAACATATCGAGCGTCATGGCGTCAATCTGTTCCGGGAGCCAGTGGTAGCTTTGGGCCAAGCTCAAATAGAAATACACCACCATTTGATAAGCCGACAGCTGGCTTAGGTCAGGTCCGCCGGCGGGATTTACTTTGGGAGTTCTGTCATCTTGCGGCTTACGGCCTCGGCCACCCAGCCGGCAATCTGGTAAAAGAGGGGGACAAACTCATCCAGGTCCAGTTCCTCTTCAATAACCTCAGCGGTGATTTCCGGGTGTCTAAAGGCAGCGGCGATCAGGCGTTCCATCTCGCTTAGAGCTTCCTCATCGCCATGCTCTTTATCGCCGAATTTATCCTTGAATTTGGTCACTTCGCGCCAGAGCTTGACCTTGGGCGGCGGGGCGGTGTATGTCTTTCCTTTAAGGGTAATTGTCGGTGTTTCCATGTCATGTCCCTCCTGAAATCAGATCAAGCGGCCGCAGAAGGCCGCCGTTTAAAATCCTTTCTTCCCTATAAATTAGGCGGTAGTGAATTTGGTCACGCTGTTGGCCGCCAGTTTGTTTCCGGCCAGGTCGCAAACGTCCTTGGTACAGATAGCCCGGTAGGCGGTTGCCGCCGACAGATTGGCACCGGGCGTAAAGGTGACCACTGTCCGGGCGGTATTGATTGAGAGCGTGCCCGCCACAGCAGATCCGTCAGAATCCTTGATTAAAAAGAAATTGCTGTCGCTCACTTGGCTTGCCAGAATGGCTTCACTGAAGGTCCAGTTGACAGATGCGCCAACAGCCACATTGGTAGCGTTGTTGGCCGGGACGACGGTCACCGTCGGGGGAGTGGTGTCAGCAGTTCCTTCAACGGAATTAAACCAGTTGGCTCCGATACTGGCGACATAGTCCGGATGGTCTTCATCAGCGATGCGCTGCCACAGATCATCATAGGCGCGTTTAACAAAAGTGCCCTTGAGCTTGGGGGTCTGAAATTTCGGCTTATCCTCGCCAGTCGCGTATTCCTGATCCGGCAGGGCAAACATGCCTTTGGTCAGCCAGATATAGCGGTACTGGCCGTTGCTTTTCTTGGACATGAAGCCCAAAGCCACATAAGGGGCAGCATCAGTTGCCTTCTTCAGCATGACTCCGCCGACTATGCTGTGGCCCAGCAAAGCGGCCTGGTCGGCAAGACTTATGTCTTTCGCCTCAAACTCCACATCAATCTCACCCAGGGCAGTGGCGGTCTCATCGGGACCATCATCGGCATAGAGCACTTCGGTATTTGATTTGGGGGAGATTTTGGCATTGATCGCCCCCGCGATTTTCACCGGAGCAAGATAGGAAACCCCGGTAGCATCATCTTTGGTCAGGACAGCATAATACAGGTTTTTTAAGCCCACTTGTACCCCTGCCATTTTTCAACCTCCTTCAACTTCCCGCTCAGTCACATACCTGAGCGCTTTGTGAAATATTCCGGTATCGTCTTCATAAAGATCGGCGCTGCCGGTTCGTTTAAAGCCTAAAGATTTCATGGTATTGTCCACCTCGGCGGCGATAGGGGAGGTGCTGGCTCTTTTTACCCACACATCCACCTGCAGGTGTACCTCCGCCACAAAGGCCGTGCCGTCTGCCCAGGCGGAATCAAAATTGGTTAACTCGAACAAAGTAATGTATTTATCTAAGCCCTCCGGCGCTTTCAGCTGGTAGATATGAGGCCCGCCCAATAAAGCCAGCAGATCGGTGTTTTCCTCCAAAGCCGCCAGGACTTCCGGTTTGACATTGATCATAGGTCAAGCCCCGCTTTCAGGGTCTGCCTGATGGTTTCCAGCACCTGTTTTTTGCTTTCGGCTTGAGCCGGACCCATAAAAGGGCGGGCGGTCATCTTGGAGGTGCCGTACTCCACAAATTTGCCATAAAAAAAGGGAGCCTTTGGCCCCACCTCCACGTATTTGCCGTTTTCATCCTGCTTTGGTTCAGAAATTACTATATTGTCTGCCAGGTGCTCATTAGTTTCAGAACTGCGCGGCGCTTTTTGGCTGGCGCTTTCCTGAACGATCTTGGCCCCGGCATAAAGGGCCTGGTTCTCTGCCGGAGCGGCTCTTTGCCCCAGTTCCTTTAGCCTGTCTAAAATCTCGTCCATGCCTTCCAGGGTCACATTACCCGCCACCGGGAATCACCTCCTTGCACATCAGTTCTATGACGCGGTGCCGCTCGTCCTTATCGATTACCGACAGAATTTGAAATACCCGGGAGCCGTACAGTACCCGCATGAAAGGAGTTATCCCGGTTCGGTAGCGGATTTTAATCCGGGTGGTGACCTCCGACTGCATGGCCCCCGCCTGGAAGTATTCTTTACCCGATATGTCCGCCACTGCTGCCCACACTGTGGCCACTGTAGTCCAGCTTTCCAGGGGGATGCCTTCTGATTTGGTGATGCTCTTGGCCTGCAAGGCAATACGCTGCCGCATCTGACCCATTAAATCGCGCTTTTTCACAATTACCACCCTTCCCGGCGGTAGGCGAATAAAAGCCTGGTCATAAACTCAATTAATGCTTTCATGTCCACTGCTTCCCGCAGTTCATAGAGATTACCGATGGCATAGAGCAGGGCTTGTCTGACTGTTTCCGGCACCTCGGTAAATTCGGTCAGGGGAAAGCGCAGAATGTCCTGGCAGAGCTCCTCGGCGGCACCTATGAGATCGGTGATGAGCGTATTGTCTTCATCACCGTCTACTTTTAGATACAGTTTTACTTCCTCCAAAGACAGCACCAATACGCCCACCGCCTTTCATTACTCGGCTGCCATAAGTCCCGCAGCTTTAAGCTTAGCGAGGAGGGCATTGAAGTCGGTCACCAGTTCGGCCACTTCGGTTGCAATACTGTTGGCCTGATTGGCAGCGGTCTTGGCAGCTATAGCATCATTTAAAACCTTGCCCTGTTTAGCCGACAGGGCGCTGGTCGCTGAGGTTGAGTCAAGTGCATCAACCACCGGGACGGATAAGATCCCTTCAATTGTTGCACCTTCCGCAATTGTCAGCTTTCCGCTGGCCGCAATCTCAAGCTCCCCGCCGATGAAGGTTTTCTCGCCGCCTTGCTCAGTGTAGTTTTTTACATTGCTCATAGCTCACACCTACGCTTTCATCTGCAGTACCTTGATGGCTTCAGAGAGAATCAGCTTGCCGTCCACCCGCTGGGTGGCCTTGAATCCCACCTGACCGGTAGCCGCATAAAGTTCGTTCAATCTTTGGAAGGACCTGCCTTGCCTATCAGCGACCCAATAGTAACCGAAATCGCCGAAAGCGATAGTTTTAGCCCCGGCCGCAATTGCCGGTACATAAGCCGAGGTTTTGACCGGGCGGTTCAAAATCGTATCCGGCTGTCCGGCGGTAATGGAGGGCTGCCACAGGTACTGGCCGTTGCCGTCCTTTAATTTTCTGATGGCTTTGACCGTGGAATCGTTCATCACGAATACGGCGTTTTTGCGGTAAGGGGACTTGAGACTGTAGAACAGATCCATGATCTCATCCACCGTAATAGCCGTTGCTGAGGCAGCAGTAACGCCAAGCTCCGCGCCGCCGGTAGCATTGAAAATCCCGGTCGGCTTACCGGTTCCGTCACCGGTGAAGAAGGATTCCTCTTCCTTGGCACCGATTCTGCGGGCAAATTCCCGGGCGATATATGACTCCAGATTGAAGACGCTGTCATTTAACAATTCCTCGGATACCTTGATCATGGTCGCCAGCTTGTAGGCTCCGATGGAAACCTGCCCGAAGGCATCGTCTGATTCCGGGATAGAGCCTTCTTCATCCACCCAGGAGGCGGTGCCCTTGGAGGCTACCACCGGTATTTTGCGGTCGCCGCTGGCGGTTTGGATGATCTTGGCCATGGTGCGGAAGATGTTTTCTTCTTGCAGAGCTTCGACCAGGGTACGCTCGAACTCGTCCGGCACCAGGTAGCCTCCCTCGGAATCGGTTCCCACCTGCAGCGCGTTCAGGACTTCGTATCCCGCTGCCTTGCTGCGCATGGCGTTCCAGAAGGCTCGTTTGTACTCGTCACTGGCCCGGCCGGTTTTATTCTCAGGGTTGGGCTGCCCGGGCTTAACAGTAATAGGTGTATTGACGGGCTTGTTAAGCTCCGCATCCAATGCCTGCTGACGCTCCAGCCGATCGATTTCTTTGCCGAGATTCACCACATCGGCTTCCATCTTTTCATAGGTGGCAACGTCCTCGGCGGAAAGGAGCCCGTCAGTGCCGCGCTTGCTGTCCAGAAAGGCTTTAGCGGCATCCCAGGCTTTGGCTCTTTTCTCACGCAGTTCTAAGATTTTGCTCATGGTTATTCCTCCCATTCTAATGTTTTAATAGGCTGAGCCGCTTTTCCAGGTAGCTAAGCGGGGTGCCGGTCGGCGGTTTAGGGTTATTAACCTGGGACAGCGGAAACTTTTTTACCAGCGCGTTGGTGACCGTCATTTTGTCAAAAAGATAAGCCGCACTGGGCGGCTCGTTTAGGTGTTCTTCGGTTGTGTATAAGACTTTGTCGGCAAAGCCCAGCTCCACTGCTTTCCAGGCATTAAACCAGCTTTCGGCATCCATCATGTGCGATATTTTGGCTCTTGATAAACCGGTTTTCTGCTCGTAGGCATTGATGATGCTTTCTTTAACCTCGGATAGCATGGCAATACCGCTTTGCAGGTCAGATATTTCCCCGAATATGACGGTAGCGGGATTATGGATCATCATCATGGCTACCGGAGACATGTGAACCTCGTCCGCCGCCATGGCGATTACCGAAGCCGCACTGGCAGCAAGCCCTTCGATTTTGACGGTGATATGTCCAGGATATTCTTTTAACATGGTGTAGATTTGACTGGCGGCAAATACATCTCCGCCTGGAGAGTTGAGCATCACCACCACATCCCCATCCTCAGCATAGAGCTCGTTTTTAAACTGCTTGGGGGTAATATCGTCCTCGAACCAGCTGTCCTCAGCGATATACCCATCTAAAAAGAGGGTTCGCTCCTGCTCGTTTTTGAGCCAGTTCCAAAACTTTCTGCTCATTGGCTGACCTCCTTTCTGTTGGTATTGGCATACGCGCCCACATCTTCAAGCTTCAGCATGTTGCCGTTCATGGCATAAATATCGCCATGCTCGATGGTGTTCATGTTTTCTAAGGTTCTTACATCGTTGGGGCTTAAGAAGCCGTTTTGAATACCTATGGCGTAACCTTGCATCCTCGAGGCATAGTCGCCCCGCAGTAGTCCGTCCACTACAAAACCCACAAAATACTGGCCTTTTTCGGATGGGCTGAGCAGAGCTTTATTCATTCCTTGCTCGAGCCT